GTAACGCTGGGGACACCAGAAATGGCAGGGAGTGTTTGGTCAGATGAAGCTGGACCAGCAGTGCCACTAATAGTGGCGGTTGGAGCAGCTATTTCTTGAGTATCAGATTCTGGAATATCACCAGGGGTGAAGCTAGAAAGGTGGACATGAGAGAGACATTCTGGGACATCGTTAACATGCATACTCTGGAGACCAGAGATGTTAGCAAGATGGACTTTAGCCCAAGCAGCAGGATTACCAGATTTCTCGGGTAACTGATGACAAAGTTCTGCAAGAGCCGCGATGTAATTTTGATGGATAAGGAACTTTTCAGCACGCTTACCTTTAACGGTAATCTTGGTTTTGTCCCAAGCAGCAGTATCAAGTTTGTAGAGAAGAGTCTTTGGTTTTTGAGCAAGAGTAGCCCAGAAACCAGGATCATTAGTAGCAGGCATTTCTAAAGTATCGGAAGTGCCTGGAACTTTCACCTTAATAGGGGTGAAAGCTGTAGGGAGATTGGCATAGGCCATTAAGGTCTCCTGAGAAGATGGAACAGGAATAGTAGGCATATTGTTTTTGGTTATTACACTTGGTTTAAAAGTATCAATAAGTTTAACAGGAACAATAGGTATTTTATAACTATCACGTTCTTTAAAACCGTTCTGGCCGCCGTAGGTACCAATCTGCGCCCAGAGCTCGTCAACATCATTATCGAAGTTATAATCACTTCGCTTGAAGTTGACATCACGACTGGATGCCCACTGTTCTAAGGCGTCTACGTATTTATAATAAGTAGATCTACCGTAAGGTAAGATCTCCTTAAGTTGTTGGTTTAGCTGATCAAAAACACCGATATCATCTGTATGATGAGTCCAGTTTATAGCCGCTGAAACAGATTCAGGCTTCAATTTACCCAACCATTTAGTAGGATGTCTAGGACATCTAGTAAATGATCGAGAAACAAAAGAACAATCTTGTAGTCTCATGTAAGCACACTCTTTATCATCTTTCGATGGAAGAGTGAGTTTTATACGGAATACGTCAGCAAAATAATCTCGGACTGATAAGAAGTTAAACTTTTCAAAACCTTTTGGGATAGAAAGAATACCATCATCACCACATAACTTACGTGGGAAGGTGGCATACTTTTCTACACCAGCATCAGGATAAATAGTTGAAAAACAGGTAGCCAACATAATATCAAGAGCAATAGAATCAACAAGTGAGGTGCCATAGATTCCAGACACCATACCTCCTTGTTTAGAAATAAGGTTATTACCTAACAAAATAGGTGTAAAAGAAATGTCTCGTAACATAACGTTTAAAGCGTTAATGTTACCGGATGACCGCCCAAAAAGTTGTTGTGCGAAAGTAGCCACCCCTTGTAAAGCAGCCGCGGGGACAGTCCAATCATATGCAGAAGCATCGATTGGGATGATATTGTCTCCAACGGATTGTAAATGACGAGTGAGTGGATCCCAATCGATGTATGGATTGAGTTCTAGACAGTAGGGACTGAGAGGACCAGTCTTTGTGAGTTCCTTTTGAAGAGGAGCTAAGAAACGACGTTGGTTAATGACAGTAGGACCGGCAACAACAACGAAAACACGTTTGCGGTGAGCCTTAGCAGGGACAAGAAGTTCAGTTTTGTACGCAGCAGTACCAGGGAGATTCAAATGAATCCCACGTTTGGCGGCCATGTACTGATCTTCAGTAACCTTTTTAAGGAGTTGAGAATTAGTATCCTCAGCAAAAGTTTTAATGGG